CCTGATATGATAAACTTAAAAAATAAACGATATATTAACTTTAAAGAGGTGCAGGGTGCCATACGAGTTGCAATGTTGAGAAACTTAACAGGCGGTGGAAAGTTTAGCGGGAGATTATTACAACAGAACCCAGAACAGTTTTTTATGAGTGGGACTTTTGTAATGGAGTTTAACACTGCACCTGAACTGGACGGCAAACCGGAACAGGCGGATTATAGGCGTTTAGTTGATTTAGATTTCCCAGTTAATTTTACAGACAATCCAGACAAAATTGACAAAGTCATTGGTGGTGTGCTTTATAAAAAAGCAAACCCGTATTTTGAAACACAAGAGTTTTTGCAAAGTGTTAAGTTGGTATTTTTAGATATGCTTTTAGGTGTGTATGGTAAATACAAAGACAAAAAACAAAATACAGGAATGATATTCACAATACCCGAAAGTATCAAAGCAAGAACTGCCAAGTTTTTAGAAAACCAAAACCTATTCCAGAAGGTCTTCAATGATATATGGAAAAAAATTGACTTTGACCCTACCAATGCCAAAGATATAAAAGATAAAACGGTAAAGGTGCGAGAAATATGGGATAGTATTTTATCGAGTGCAGAACACAGGGCATTAAATTATAGGGACAAGCGACAATATAGCAGGGACGACTTTTACAAATGGATTGAAGGAATATTTAAAATAGAAGGCGACCAAAAAACCGGAAAGATTATTGTTGGATTATGCAGACGGGAAGATGATATTGACCCGCAAAACACTTGGATTGACAATGCCGTTGCAGAAGCAAAAACCGATGATGAAACAAAAACCGAACCATATTAAATGATATTATAAAATTAATTTCTTTCTTAATTATATAATATGACCGAGTGCCCCGAAAGTAGCGAACTTTTAGCAAAAACCAGAGAAAAGATTTTGAAGTGCAAATGCATTGGTTTAGAAGAGATGGGATTACCATTTGACACCAATCCTCGATATATGGGAAAAATGGATAAAGATAAACTTATTAAGAAAGTTGAAGAACTTATGACAAAGACTGACGAAGAAGTGCAGAGCGAGTTTAACAGATATGCTTGTGATAAGTGGTTAGTAAGTGGAAAAGATTACTCATCATATCCCGTTTATGACATTGGTGGAAATAAAATTGATACATAAATATATTATAATTTAGACCAAATATAATATATTTATAATGTATAAATAATGAGCGGACAACCATTGCAAAATCCACTTGATGCCGACAAGTTTAGGCGAGAATATTTGAATCAGTTGAAACTGAGAGCGGAATTGGACGATGTAAATCTCCAAGCAAATAAAGTATATAGGAGAACAGGACAAAAGAACGAAATACAAGATTATAGAACTGCTGATGAAAAGTTGGCAGACAAAGAAGGTCTTAAACGCAAAGTGAGAAGCGAACTCCAACAGATTATGTCGCCACAGATTGCGAGTGAAGTTATTGTTAGAACCAATGATAGAGATATGGCATTTTTAGCACAAAATCTGGAAGCAATGATTCCACCATTGAAAAAGATGTATTCGGTCGGTATTACAGAAGCAACCCAATTCTTGGATTTCTTTACAAGATATGCCGAAAGATTGGCGAGAACTGGTGGCGTCGAGTTAGGATTACAACAAAGCACCGGACAGGATATTCTATTAGGCGTTCAAACCATTTTGCAAGAGGCAGTTAGTGTAGAGCAATTGCGAGAAATTGCAAGAATGATACAGGATACTGATTTATTAAGAGCAAGAGATAAGCAAGAGTTCCAAGCAAATATTAATGTTGTTGCAGAGGGTCTTCAAGTTATACGAGGGGACATTAGTGATGTAATGTCGAATGTGTCAAGATTTGATGCCAATGTAATTGGTGATTTGCAATCTTCGGTTGATAGAATGACAAATCAATTGCCGACCAAGACACAGGTTGCAGATATTTTAAACAGAATCAATTTTTTAGCAAGAGCAAAAGATGTTGAAGGTGTTTCTGGAAAACTTGAAGAACTACGAGAAATTATTACACAAGATGATGCATTTGGATTAGAATTGCGTCAAATAAGAAGTATGCTTGGTGAATTAATCCAAGAACGGGCACCAAGAACAATTTATAAATCATTGGTTGAAGTTGAAAGACTGGACGATGCCAGTTTAAAGGTATATATCAGTGATATTAATAAGGTTATAAAAGAAGCAGGGATGCAGAGAGTTTTTGGTAAATCAGCAGGTGAATTGAGAAGATTACCTGTTCCTGAAAAAAGAGAAGAACTACGAAGAGCAGATGATGCATTACGAACAATATTAAGAGAAGAACTTGAAATTGCTGACATTGGTGATGAAACGCCAAAAAGTGGTGGAGCAAAAGATGTTGCAGGAAGAGGTATAAGAGGGTGCGGAAATACACCTTGCAATTGTGGTGTAATACAAGGAACGGGTCTTGTTCGCAGTAGAGCATATACCCCAAAACCAACGGATGTTGATGAGTCGAGTGGCGTTGCACCTTCACCAAAATATGTGAAGTTGGGTCGCTATTTAATTCACAAAGGTAAAATGGCAGATGACATTGTCAGCATTCGCAGACCATCTGGAACTTTTGTCGGGGATTTTCCTTCACAGCGAGTTTCGCAAAATCTCGGTAAAGTGTTTAGAAGCATCATTGGTGGAGGTGTTCCTTCATTTAATGATTTAAATAGTTTGAATGAGGAGGAGCGAGTATATCTTCATAAACTCGCCAAGTCTGCTCGTATAGATGATAAATTAGATATTCCTGCACCAAAAATGGAGGAGAATGAAAAAGATGTAAGAAGGTTTGAAATATTAAAGGGACAAATAATGGCGGGACAAGACAACCGAGAAATGATTAAAGAGTTTAAATTATTGCTCTTGAAATTAAGTAAAAAAGGATTAATTCCAAAGGGGCAGGTCAAAGATTTACTTGTTGATTTAGCATCTATGGGATTTTAAAATATTCTTATATTTATATAATGAGCGAAACAGGATTTTTCCCAAAAGTGGTTGCACCAAATAAGTTCAGGGTTCAAACTGAAAGTGGTGCATTCCAGAAACCTTTTTATTTTGGAGGAGCACAAACACCGATAAACCTCGGACTGGCACCAAGTAGTTTTAGCGGTAGTGGTTTAAAAGCAATGAGAGGATATGGTATTAGAGGAAAGGTGTTCCACAGGGGAACGCCCTCGATAAACAAACCAGTCCGTTTGCCATTTGCTTAAATTAGACCAAAATAATATATTATTATCTTTATAATTATATATAAATGCGAACAATTATTTTGAATCAAGGAAATATAGTTCCCGACGGGCAAAACAATAAATTAGTGTATAGGTTTCCTAACTCAGTCAATCTCAATGATGCATATTTAGCAGTATCGTCTGTGGTGATGTATTATAGTTGGTTTAACATCACAAGTCAATATAACAATAATACATTCAGTTATAACTGGATAAATGGAGCGGGTGTTGCCACAACATATACGATTACAGTCCCAAATGGGTTGTATGAAATCTCAACATTAAACCAATTATTGCAATTCAAAATGATACAGAACGGACATTATTTAGTCGATAGTGCCGGAAACAATGTTTATTATGCAGAGTTTCTAATTAACGCACCAAGATATGCGGTTCAAATAAATACATTTTTATTTCCAACTGCTCTTCCTGTCGGATATACAAACCCCGCTGGTGTTGCATTCCCTCCTCAGTCATTTAACCCTATTATCACACTACCCGCAAACATAAACAAGATTTTTGGTTTTGTCGCTGGGTTCGCAACCGCACAAAATCTTAACAATGCATTTGTCCCACCAACAAGTGATTATGTAAGCAAACTTGCAAACGGAACTTTGTCATATATTAGCACAGTTGCACCACAAGTTCAACCAAATAGCAGTGTGCTTTTGAATATTAGTAATATTGACAACTACTACGCACAACCAACCGGTATTATATACACCGTTGTTCCAAATGTTGCCATTGGTGCAATTATTAGTGAAAAACCACCACAGTTTGCTTGGAATAAAATGATTAATGGAACCTATAATGAACTACGAATGAATATTTTAGGAACAGATTTGCAACCAATTTTAATTAACGACCCTGCAATGACATTCATTTTAGTAATCGCACAAAAAGACGAAATTGGAGGATAATTTAGGAAAATTAATTTCTTACTTAATTATATAATGAATAACCCATCGCAAATAACAGAGCAATATTTGAATGGAATATACGAGAACTTGCAGAAGGAACAGTTCGCATTAATGAACGATATTAAAACCGGATGTGAGGCGGATAAAGAAAAACACATTGCAAAGCAACTCACACATATAAACACTATAAACCTTCACATATTAAGACTGAGAAATATAAGAAAAAATGTTTAGTTAATATATAATGGTTGCAAGAACTCATATGATGTATTTACCCAAGATGGGAGGCGGTGCTGTATTTAGAGCAGGTAAAATGAGAACTTCAATGAAAGGACGAGGTGTTGGGTCTTTTTTGTTGGACGGTGGTTTAGGAGGACAAAACAGTTATGAATCAGTAGATGATTATGTTTCTACAACTGGCATAACTATCGGGGGGTCGGGGGTCGCTTCGAGTTTAGCAAAAGTGGGAGGTAAGATTTCTAATTTAGTGATAAAACAAGAAAACAAAAAACCGCCTCGCAAAAATATCAATTTCTCACTTTAAGGGAGGATAATAGGCATTTAGTAAAATATGATTTAGGGCAATCATATTTTTATCTTTTTACAATATATAATAACGATGAGTGATAAATTAGTCTTTGACCTCGCACAGGAAATAGAAGGTTCTCCCAATGTCTTTGTTAAAAAGGATTGGTTGAATATCCTTGATAACCAAAACGGTTCGTATTCTTCGAATCAGTCCGTAATTGACACCTCCCAGTTGTCTAACTCTAATAAGTATATGTCTTACAGAGAGGCGTATCTCCTTATGCCTATTACGCTCACTGTCGGCACAATCCTCCAAGCGTCCGCTGGTGCATTTGACCCCGCCACTGCTGGAAGTTCTGCCGATTATTTGGTCGGTATGAAGAATTGGTTTGGTTCTATGATTCACTCGATTACTATGGACTACAACGGAACCACTATAATTCAGCAAACTCCTTTCTGTAATATGTGGAACTCCTTTAAACTTATGACCTCTTTGTCTTGGGACGATGTTAAAACTCAGGGTTCTATGATTGGTTTCTATCCCGATACTCCCGATAGTTGGACTTTTAGCAATGTTGCTTCTGGACTTGGAATCGGTGTTGGCAACAATACCAATTATTCTGCTACTGGCAGTTCTATCATTACCAATGGTGCATTCAACGCTTACAGATGTGCCACCGGTAATCTTGGATTTTTAAATCGTCAATCTTTCATTAACTTTGACGCTGATGGTGTGGTTGGAACCACTACCTACGCCTCTTTTCTCACCGCTCAGTCTGCTTCAACTCTATATCAGTCATACATTTCTCGCAAAGTTGATGGTGTTGATGCAGGAGCACAGGGTGTGTTGCAAATCTCTATCAACGCTCAGATTTATTTGAAGCATCTCCACTCATTCTTTATGATGTGTCCTCTATTGAAGGGTGCTTTCCTCAAACTTACTCTTAACTTGAATAACACAACCGCCGAAATCCCAGTAGTTAATGGTGCAACTGACACTCTTGGTCTTACAAGTGTTTCCAACGCTGTTGGTGGTGTTTGCCCTTTTATGGTTTCTGCTACTACAACTGGAAACGGTGGAAGTGGTGTTTTCAGTGCTTCTACTACTATCAGAGTCAATGCAAGTGTTGGTTCCACTTGTTTAGATAGCACCCTCACAAGCGTTGCTGGAAATAGTGTCGGACAAGGTGCTTATAGAAATCTTTTCCTGTATGTCCCTGCTTACACATTCAACCCTGTTTTTGAGTCTGCTTATCTGTCTTCTCCTATCAAGCAAATCAAATATACCGATATTTACCAATACCAAATCACCAATGTTGCTTCTCAGGGACAAATCAACTCTCTCCTTACCAACGGTATTTCTGCAATGAAGTCGGTTCTATTGGTTCCTTTTTACACTGCGACCACTTTGGGTCTTCCTTGCCCCGAATATCAATCTCCTTACGACCCTGCTGGTTGCGGTCAAACTGCTCCAATGGTTCAACTTACCAATTTCAATGTGGTTGTGTCAGGACAGAATATGCTCTACAACACTCAGCGTTATTCGTTCGAGGAGTTCTCTCAGCAACTATACGGACAGAATGCTGTTAATGGTGGAATGACTGACGGTCTTACATCAGGTCTTATTGATTTCTACGCTTTCAAACATACCAACTGCTTCTACTATGTTGATGTATCTCGTATGTTGCCTGTTGAAGAAAGTGTTCCTAAGTCAGTGCAAATTATCGGGCAGAACATAACCGCCCGTCCCATTGACTTATGGTGCTTCATTGAATATGGCGTTGATGTGTCTGTTGATATTTTGACCGGTGCCAGAGTTTAGGCGTTATTTGTCGTTAAGAATATCCCGCATTTTTTTCTTTCTAATATGTATAATGGAACGCATACATATTAGAGCAAGCGGTAAGCAATTATCCAAACTACGAAACGGTCATAAAGTTCGAGTTAGACCGGCAATGCAAGGCGAAGGCATTGGTGTCATTGTTTCTCCCGAAACTTATAACCAACTTACAAATACATTTAGGAAAGGAAAGGGTGCTGAACTGGCACTATCACCTCCCGAAATTATGGCAAATAAAGATATGGCACCAGAGATGGAAGGCAAAGGCATCTTCGGTCCCGCTGTTGATAGATGGTTAAGTAAGAAGGGACTTAAAAAGGCGGTTTATAAGATTGGCGACCAATTGAAACCGACTGCTAAATCTGCACTTATTGGTGCTTTGACTGCTGGCGGTGCCTCTCTTGCAACCGCAAACCCTGCACTTATTCCTTACATACCTGCTGGTGTTGCTGGTTTGAGTTCATTGGGATTAGACTACATTGATAATCCTGACTCTTATTGGTCTTCAAATGCTGGTGGAACGAGAGCAAGAAAGGCAAGAAGTCTTGTTGGTAGGGTCGCACAGGATAAAGCATTGGCAGAACTAAATAGTCGTTTAGGAACCGATATGGGAGCATTGGATAGAAATGCAATCGCTCAGGCGGTGGCAGACAAAGCAGAGGCACAAGTTGCATATGACCGCTTTGGATTTCCTATTTCTGGAAGTGGTCTGTATGCTTCTGGAAGCGGATTGGGTTTAGGAGTTGGCGGTGAGAGGGGTATTCGTCGCCAAGCGGGTTCAGTTGGTTTAGGTGGAAGTATGGTTGGCGGACGCATTGGAGGCATTCCACCTGCTTTGCAATCACAACCTTACGGTGCGAACTTTCAGTGGAGGCATACACTCCCTCCTCAATTTCAAATGAAATAAACAATTTAGGGCAAATCGGTTATTTATTATAAAATTAATTTCTATATTAATTATATAATATGCTTACAAACACTCAAATACGAGATATGTCAAGAAAGATGAGTATCCCACTCGCTGACATTGCATACAAAACTGATTTACCAAAAAAGTTCGAGTTCAATAAATCCTATTTTATCAATTTAGATGATGAATACAAGGAAGATGGAACACTCAATCAGGGTTCGCATTGGACTTGCTTACAAATTAATAAATATCCAAATGACCTGATAGAGGCAATATACTTTGACCCATATGGCATTGGTGCTCCCGAATCAGTGAAGAAAGTTTTTAACGACACCATTGGTGCCAAGGGAAGACAGTTTCCACACAATACGAAGGACGTTCAGTCGTTAATGTCGAACGCCTGTGGTTGGTTTTGTTTAGCATTCTTGCATTACATCAATGCATTTCCAAAGAGAACAAAGAACCTATATGATGATACAGATGCATTTCTTGGAATGTTTGATGACCTCAATAAACACATTGATTGGAAGAAAAACGAGTATATGCTTAAACAATTTTTCCAAAGTGCCGACCCGAAACTCCGTAAGACATTAGATGTATATGGTGATGGTATTCACAGAATAACAAGTGAGAATACTGAACCAATTGATTTGACAAAGGTATAATTTCCGGAAACCCGTAAAGTGGTGCATAGTTTTAGAAACTTTTTTACGAAACTATTTCATAAAAAAGCATATTCAGTTATTTTAAAATCCCTTAGGGAAGTTTCAAAAAGTCCGCACAACTTTACGGGTTTGCGGATTTACCATTGAGGAGAAAGTATTCAATATATTTTACATATTTCTCTGCTATTTCCTCTGCATATTGTTTTCTTTTTTCTACGGCAACTGGGTCATTGTGCTTTGCAACCATTACTAACATTCTATCAGTGAATGGAAGGTCGCATTTTATAGAAGAACTTATTGCATCGTCCATCTGTTTATCTTTTGAACCTTTTTCATACAGGCAAAATGGAGCAGACCCCTCAGTTGTATTTTTATTAAGTAGTGATGAGTTGTAAGTCCTATCAAATATATCATCGAGTATTTTATCTTTGGTGGTTTCTTTGTAGTGGCGGTCAAATGCAGAAGTCCATTTATAGTGTTCTCTATCAGTGGATACATAGAGGTTTTTTGCAAAGTCATAACAAATTGCTTTGTTTTTTTTCTCCAAATATTTCTGGATTTTTGGTTTGAGTATATCAAGTTTTTTAACCCAACTAACAGGTTTTGGCACTGCATATGATTTGATGATTGAGAAGACATCATCGGGGAAAAACGGGAAGGGAACAGGGGTTGCGGTTTTGGCAGACATTGTTTTATAGTATATAATAAGAGAATCTTTTAAATCAGTTAAATATATATTGTAATTTTATATAAATAATTATTCCTAAATATTTACAAATATTCTTTTTAAATTAAAAAATAATTTAAAAAAAGTGATACTATTAAACACATTCCCGCTCGACATCAATATTCAGCATATAATTAACGCCCTCTCGTCTTTCAATGTATATCCACCCTTCCTTCTTATAAGTATGCGTTTTAAAATAAACTGGCAAGTCCGCACCATAAATGCATTGGAACTCATTGTTTCTATTTCTAATCTTATAATCGCTGTTAAAATCAAGTAAATCAATCGCCAATGCATAATCATCTGCATTGTAAAAGAATGAGATGCTTTCGCCATCTCGGTCTATTTCATCATAGTAAGGGTCGTAATTTTTATTACTGTATCCATAATCACAATGCCTGTTCTCGCCCTTGTGAATAATCACACCATAAACATCTCTGCAAACATTGCGTTTGCCTCTCACCATCTCAACATACTTGCCATTTCGCAAAAAGCACTTCTTCGGGTCGGGGTTCATTTTATATTATAGTGTTATATAAGATTTTCTTCTAAATCATTTTAAAATAAGTGTTTATAAAAATTGTTTTTATAAAAACTCCTAAATATTTATATCAATCAAATCTGCAATTGGGATTTCAATGTGTTCGACAGGTTTAGAAGAAGCACCTGCCCGAAAACATCTAACCATCTTACGCTGATATTTAGAAAACTTTTCTGGGTCATAGTCAATGTATGACGAACAATCGCTATAATTAAACATAAATATCTGCTTGGCATCAGTTTCCCGTATCTTATGACTTGGAATAATTGTCGTTGGATATGCATTTTTAGCACATCGTCTGGATTTAAGTTCCCAAGTGGTTCCATTCTCGCTCTCGTAATCGTATTTGCAATAACGGTGTCCGTATTTTGTTTTAGTATCAACAATGCTGTCGTCCAACCAATATGTTTTAATTACACTGATAGTTTCAAGTTCTTTCTGGTCGCCGTATTTTAGGTCGTTTTTTAAACTCCTGATTTCCATTTATATATCATACCGGTATAAAAAAACGCCTAAATAAACTCATTATTAATTTAGGAAATAATTAGAATTGGTCTAAAATAATATATACCTTAATAATATAATGGATAAGATACGAAAGTATATTGCAGAAAAACGAGCAACTCTCGGCGAAAGTTCAATAACCACTTACACTTCAATATTAAAGAATCTATACAAAAAGGTTTTCAATGATGACGATTACGACCTTTCCAAGTTCGACAACAGTGATAAGGTAATCGCATTTTTAAAAGATGTAGCACCCAATAAGAGAAAGACAATTCTGTCTGCATTGGTAATCATTACTGATAAAAAGGCATACAGGGATTTAATGGCAGAAGATGTTAAGGCATACAATAAAGAGATTTCAAAGCAGATTAAGACTGACGAACAAGAGGCAAGTTGGGTTGGCACACAACAGGTGCGAGAATTGTATGAAGCATTGAAGCGTAATGCAGACCTACTATACAAGAAGAAAACGCACACCATTAGTGATTTGCAAGAAATCCAAAACTTCGTATTACTCAGCGTATTGGGTGGCATATATGTCCCACCGAGGCGTAGTAAGGATTTCTGCGATTTCAAAATAAAAAACATAGACCGAACAAAGGATAATTTTTTAGATAAAAACAAGATGGTTTTCAATTCCTTCAAGACAGTTAAAACCTATGGCACTCAGGATTTAGAAATCCCAATGCAATTGCGAAACATTCTCAAAAAATGGATTGCCATTAACCCAACCGACTATTTATTTTTTGATAGTAATATGAACCCACTTTCGAGTGTTAAACTCAATCAGCGATTGAATAAAGTATTTGACAAAAAGGTCAGCGTAAATCAATTACGCCACACCTATCTCACAGACAAGTTTGGCGATACAATTGGCACCAAGAATGCAGTTGCAAACACAATGTCAGATATGGGAAGCAGTGCTGGTATGCTCGATACATATGTAAAAAAAGATTAGGATAATATCATATAGAAATGTTATTTGATATTATTTGGTATTTGCAACAACTATATTTTCGCCTATGTGTTTTATACCTTCATTAGCATTTCGGCATAGCACACCTTAGTAAGCGTTTTTTTCAAACCACCTGTTTTGCGGTCATTGTAGCAATGGAACTCACTACGCCATAAACCATTGGCAATACAAGCATCATAAAAGTTTTGCACTGATAATCTGGTTTTAGATTTTTGGGTTTTTATAACACCACAGGTGGTTTGTCCTACAATTTCAACGCCACATTTTTCAACAACAGCAGATAAATCCCGCTTACTGTAAGCAGGGATATTGTGCGGAAATGCAGACTGCTTACGCAGTGTGGGGCGAACAGGAGTGCGAATGATTGCAGATTGGCGGTCGGCGAAATAAGGTCGGGGGTCTTCTTCCATTTTATATTATAGAGTTATATAAGAATATTATCTAAATCATTTTCCATAAATGTATTATATAAATACTGCTAAATGAATATATAAATCCTAATATAAATGCATTATTTTAGACCAAAATTAAGATATTATATTGTTTTATCCAATTATTAAGTTAAAAATGGAATAAAACTTGATAAACTATTAATAAAATTAATTTTATTAACCTTTTATATTGAATTATATGAACTTTAAGTTAAAAATCATATAATACTTGATAAAATCTTAATAATTAGATTAAATTACAAACCCAGAACCTTCCATTTTTAGTCCTTTAATTGTTTTATCTGTCTGCTGACTGTAAAATATCATTGCATATCGGTCGCCTTTAAATGGTTCTGTTCGATGTGCCAGATTTGCACCGTTAAAAATTATGACTCTGTTATTTGTGTCATATAGTTTTGGTATATCATCTTTATTATAAATATATAATCCACCGCCTGTATAATCACCGAGGAATGTAATTGCACCAAATCCTGTGTTGCCATTGTCAGTGTGCTTTTTTGCTTTTAGATTTCTGTTTATTGTTATAGTAGAATATTTAAACCCTGTTGGCAATATTGTATTACCATATTCAACTACCTTTTTAAATAATTCAGGTTCTCGCTTGTTCGATAAAAACTCTCCTATACCAAGTTGTCTGCGTCTTCCAATACCCATTGTAAAAGTCCAACCTTTATAACCGAGTAAATCACCTCTCGTATTCAAACCATCCTTTCTCGCCTGTTCTATTTTTGGTATTTTTGCTTTCTGCAATAGTTCATATAATTCGGTTTGAAGTTTTTTCACCTTTTCGGTGCGGTCTATATCATCAACGACAATGACTTCGCTCGTATAATCATCAATTGGGATTGAATCAAGGTTTGTGATTTTACCACCCTCTATTTTGCTGACACCTTTACTCAGTAATATTTCTCCCATATCACCTCGTCGCAGATTTTCTTTTACAAGGTCAGGGTGTTTGCTTATTAATATTTTTGCATCGTTTTTCATTGTTGTTATACGCTCACCTGCATTTTTCGTAATATCATAGACAAATGCAACTCGATTAAATCGTATCATACCGCCATTTTTCAAAAATGAATTAATAGCATATTCATAGTCGCCTTTTATTTTTATTTTGAGGTCTATTTGATTATCTCGTTGGTTAATGATTCCCATAAATGCTCCAACGACAAACCGCAAATCCTCTGTGTATTCTTTTTGACTTTCCATAAAATATGCATTGGCAACGGGGTATAATCCAAATAATTTAAAACCTTTCTGTTCGCATAGTTCAAACCCCTTCTTAATTATATCACCAATGTTTTTCATTTTGACTAACTTTCCACCTTGCAACTTTTTAAATGAACTAATATCGTCGTCCAACTTCAAAATATGCTGACCTTCTTTAAAGTGCTTAAACACCCAATTCATTTGTCCGTAAATACCTTTGTTTTCATTTGTGATAATAATATCATTGTATAGTTCTTTTGGTATGCCTTCTTTATACATCTCTGCCTGTTCTTTATTATGCACTACTAAAAAAATCTTATTCGGTGGGATTTTATTTTCCTTCAATGTTGTCAATGTCTTTTTAAAACAACGCTCAACCCTGTTGTAGGTAATAACACATATAATATAATCTTTTAGACTATTAGCAGACCCTCCGCTTATATTCAGGGACGAGGAGGGCAGTTCGCCCCCATTTATTTTTTTCGCATAGCAGATGCAACGGACAATGCTTCCTTATATGAGATTCCCTTGTCTTTGGCAACCTTCTTAACGAGAGCAATCCAAGCACCTCTTCCACCACCAACACCAGCACCTGTTGCTTTACGAACCGCAGGTGCAATGTATTCTTTACCAATTTTCGAACCAATTGCAGAACCAGCAACTCCTCCAACTCCACCAGTTGTAGCACCAGCAAGACCACCCAATACACCAGCAGTCACTGCAGGAATACCATAATCAATTAAATCAGTTGCAAGACCTCCTTTCTTTGCAGTAATATATTTTCCTGCTTCCTTTGCAAGTTTTTCAGTGGGTCTGGAAATCTCTTTCTTAAACCCTTTGTCAATCTTTTTGCCAACTTTTTTGAACCAATCGCCGACATTTATTTTGCCACCACACATTTCGCATCTGTCGCACATTTCTCTTATACCTTTACCAGATATTTTTTTCTTATAAGCAATTACTAATTGAATACCGCTTTCTCCAAGTGGTTTATTGCGATATTCAGTAAATCCTTTTTGCTCTAATTCATCTGGTTCAATTTGTCTAAATCTAATATAGTCGTCGGTTATATCAATCTTTGATGATTTATGTTTATTTTCTTTTAACCATTTTCTCGCTCGTTTGGCATCCCATTTAGTCTTGTTAAATATAACAGATTGCACTTCATATGTATCGTCCATTCCACTCCCTCTAATGTCTTCTATTTCTGCTTCGGTTTCTTTACTACCCTTAAATCCCTTACCTGAAATTAATACATCTAATTTCCCAGCAAACCCTGTTATGCTATTTGCAAACTTACGCAAATATGGCATACCTTCGAACAATTGCTTCGTATCTTGTTTAACAAACTTATAATCTTCCTCTGTCCCAATGCCAGAAGATTTCAACATACTTAATAGATAGTCTTGGCAGTTATTATCCTTTGCAGAATATGTAAAATATTTTCCACCCATTTTGGATTTATTATTGCTAAAAAGTTGTTCCAATGTAATTGATGGAACACTTGATATTGTTCTATATTCTGCTTTTTCACTCCTTGCTGGTATGCTTTCACTTATTATGATGACTTCATTTTTTTCTGTCATAATCTTCTTACCACTTTCAAGTGTTATAACTGCGAACAAATGGAAAAGGTCATCATATTCCGCTTTTTCAACTCTCTTTCCAAACTCTCCTCCACTAATGACATTTAAAACGCTTTTCAATGCTTGGACTACTGGGTCCCGTCCCAATTCAATTGATTTGATTTTTTCACTACCATATTTTCTGAGAATTGCTCTGCCTTTGGGTTGGTAATCTGTTCTGCCAGTTATTACTGTTGATGCAAAATCTTTCGCTTTATCAAATCCTTTTTTCACTGCCTTTACACCTGTTTTGAATGTGTTTTGCAAATCTTGAAGAATGCCAGACCCTTCCTTTCGATATTTTACAGATTCTACAAGTTTATATAGTTTTTTTGACATCTTTTTTGCAAAATTATCCATTAATAGGTCTGCAAGTTTTTTTGATGAGGTTGGATATTTTTTTAATCCTTTACCTATTAAATGAGATGCCATAAAAGTATATTTCCACTTTAAAATGTCTTCTGCATCACTGTCATTTGATTTCCAAAAGGTTTCTAATATTTGTTGATATTCAGGTGATGCAACTGCATCAAAAAGAACCTGCAACATTTTTTTACTTATATTCAATGATTTAAGCATTCGTTTAACATCATCAACATCTCTTCCTTCGTCAAATGCTTTTTCAACTTCTTCATATCTTGATGGTGCAGACGGTGTTTCAGGTTCGATTGGTTTATCAATAGGTTTTCCAGTTCTATTGTTAATATTTAAAAATGTTGCTGTCAAATAGTCTGCAATTTTTGAACGAACTTCCGGCGACTGTTTTCCAAAAAGACCCTTGTAATCAGGGGAACTCAAATCTTTTTCAAGTTTAAAACTCCAATCTTTCACTCCAACATTGTCTGCAATTTCCTTTGCCATTAATTCTGCCATACGACTATAACCTTTTATAAGTTTCAATAGATAATCTGGATTTGCATTTGCAACATCAATTGCCTCTGATATAATTTCGTCGCTGGTTTTATCTGGGTTCATTAAAGCAAGTTCTGCAAAGAATAACGACCACATAGAGCAGAAACCAGCATATGGTTCTCCATACATATCAGTTCCTAATTTTGATTGCAATGATTGGAAACCCTCTGTTTTTGGGTATTTTGTGGGACAAATATCAATCGGTGGCACATATCTAACTTTACCGATATATGGTGCCATATCTTTTTCAAAGAACCTTTTAAGAACCTTATTTGTTTCAACTTCTGTTCCTGCTGTTATTCCTTCTTCAAAATTAGACTTTGACCCGTGGGGTTCAAATCTTTCAACTAATCCCCGTTTTGGTCTATATACAATCATATTTGCGTGTGATGATTTTGACATTGTATATTTTGGGATTTTTTCACCAGTTGGCGATTTAATAGTTTCGATATTATATCCCATCAATAACAATGGTATGATAATCGTTTGTTCTCCTCTTTCAACACACCCTTCAAGATGTTTTCCTATAATTTCTTGATATGACTTTATAAATAAAGGTGATAGTGCTCTATTGTCGTTTAACCCTGTTATTTTACCCGCCTTGTCAAATACAACTCTTAATTCTGCATCCCCTGTGAATGCTGATGATTTTCCCTCACCGGCAACACTTGCTTCCCAATAACATTTATTACCATATTTTAAAATTAAACCCGCCAATATTAAATCAGCAAACAGACCAACCGATTTGTAATAGTCAAGACCTTCTGCTTCGCCTTTTTCTTTAATTTCGTCCATAAAGGTTTTTATGTCTTTTGTCGCCTTTTCCGTTATTGGTGGCATTGGTGCAGGCAAGAAAAAATCTGTTATATTTTTTTGTCCCGCTGGTTTCGTAGATTTCGCAGGTTTTGTGGGTTTTACTTCTTCAATGGTTAATTTAATATTCTCTTTTTTCGGTTTCTTTGCTTTTGGTTCTTTTGGTTCTTTTGGTTCTTTTGGTTCTGTTGGATTTGCTTTTTTATATGCAATGTTTTTTGGCAATTTAGTTGGACGACCTCTTGACTTCGGTTTATCGAACGGTATTTTTGCAATTTCTTTTGTGTCTTTATCAGCATTTACTTCTACTAAATGGAACTGATTAACAACCTTTTCCCTATCTTTTTTACTAAACGCATTCAGTGGAATTGGTGTGGGATTATCACCAAGTAAAACAGTGTTTGCTGTTGCTCTGCGACTTATTTTGACGACAGATTGTCCGTTTCTTGTCGCCAAGTGTCGCTCTTGTGTTATTGGATTAACCAATCTATAACGAACTGGTTTTCGTTTTGTTCCTGACAATTGCTTTGCGTAATATTGCGGAACAACCAATTCATTTTTATTTACTGTTTCTAATAAAACAGGCGTAGTGTCTGATATACCCTGCGTATTTTTATTTGATTTTTTTGCTTTTACTGGTGCATTAGGGTCTTTCGGTTTTCCTCTTGATGCTCTCGCTTTCGCCATTGCATCTTTTGCTTCTTGACTTCCTTTCAATGGTCTTGGCATATTATATAATTAAGATATATAATATTCCATTTGATTACCATAATATATTCCTTGCTAAATTATTCGGAGAAAACTTGTCATCTTTCCAATTACCTTTTATGTTTGCACTCCTACGCAAATAATTTGCCCTTCTAATAGGGTCATTATGTTTTGTATGGTCTTCATATCCCATAGACCCGAAATAAACTTTCTTATTAGTTTTTGGGTGAATTATAAAATATTTTTTATCCTTTTTATCACTGATATATAAATCAACTTCTGGTGCATAGTCTTTTAGTTTTTTATATGCTTTATCAGGGTCGCTGTAATCTTGCAATCCCTTTCCTTCAAATGGTGGTAAGTTTTGGTCGCCTCGTATTTCTTGTTTTAATAAAATCTGTTTTCGCAAATTACTCGGGTTTATTTCAGCAGGTGTCAATGGTGTTTCTTCTGTTATGCGTTTCGATGGACGAAATACAGGGTAATCTAATCCAGCAATGTCTTTCCATTCTTCTTTGAACCATCTACCGATTCCTTTGTTAGTTGGTTTATCCCCAATGTATTCACCGCCTCTGTCTTTGTATGTTTTCACAATCCACCCTGATTTATATGCAGACGGTTTTTCAAATACTTTGTCTGCTTCTTTTTTAACACTATCATATAATCTCTGGTTTGCAATCATTATATAATTAAGATATATTTTTAAACTATTGGCATATCGCCTAATTGGTGCAATTCAAGACCAAAATTAGGTTCTTTTGCAGATGTTGGTGTTGGTATAAGTGCCGATTTAAATGTGTCCGGTAATGGTGCAAGTGCATCTTTTAATTTGTGATTCTTTATTAGATTTGACGATTCAACCAATTTTGTATATTCATTATACATTTCCTCTAAAAAAACTCTTGGATTATCAACCCTATTTTTCTTATCAGTGTATCTTAATTTATACAATGAATAACTCAATAACAAGAACTTTCTTGACGCCAACAGTTCCTGCTCCATATTTTTTTGTATTCCAAGATATAACTCGATACTCGCTAATATTGCAGATGTTAAACTTAATAAACAAGTCAATAACGAAATTGCGTCTTGTTGCATATAACCACCCAATCCAACTGATGCAATACTCGTTATACTACTTAATACAATTAAGGGCAATTTAAAGTATTTTAAATGACCTTTATAATGATAAAACCTGTCTTTATGGTGGTTAGACAATATAACACTATTTATTCTTATATTTTCTAAAATCTGCTCTATGTCCTCAGTCCATTCTGCCATTATACTATAATGACACATAATAAGATAATAACAACTACTACTAAAACTCCTGCCATAATCTTAATAATCACATCTTTCTTTTTTATATCGTCCAATGCTTTTTGCAATTGTTCCTCCAATGGTATAAGTAATTCCTTCTGTTCTATGTCTTGTGGTGTGTCGGCGTTTAACATTATAATATAAGCATACATAATAAAATAACTGCTCCTACAATAAGACACCCTAAAATAATATTAATGTATTTATTCTGTCTATGTATCTGTTGCTCGATTTCTTTACGAGGTATTAATAACTCCTCGTAAAGTGATTTATAAAAATCGTCTGGTTGCAATGATTTCATCATTATATATTATTGTAATATTTTTACGGAGGACTTACATACCAAGTAATAACGCATCTCGGGTCGCCAATAGGACTTGCTGGGTAATTGATATATCCACTTGTATTATAACCATCTAATGCGGGGTGGGATTGACCGAACCCATAACTTACATTTAAAGAGTTTGAACCACCCGTAGGAAAAATAATAGTAGAACCAGTTTGTCCGCTCGTTCCAGCAGTTCCAGCAGTTCCATTATTGACAGACCCTGTAAGGGATAAAAACCCACTTACGCTCGTAAAAGTCCCAGTTCCACCAGCACCACCAGCACCACCAACCGCAGAATCTGCACCATTTCCACCTACATTTGCAATTGCAAAAGTGTTTGTGGGAGAAGGAGAAGTGCTATTCACAGATAAAGATGAAAATCCTGCTGATGTATAATTGAGTCCAAAATATACATATAATGTATTATTTTGAAGTTGAAAATTAAATGATACACCGCCGGCACCACCGCCTGCTCCACCCATACCCCAAGGACCAAAATCTGGTGTAGCAGGGGAACCTGCAAGACCACCAGTCCCAATGATGTATCCTTGACCGTATAAATGCAATGCGGTTGGTGGAAATATTTGACCCGCTGTCGAACGAGTTGTTGTTATAGGATTTAAAAATTGTCCTATTAACCCCTGAACCCAAGCAGTCGTCGGGATTTTTGTTGAACTGTCAGTATATGCAGGTTGTGTTGCAGACGATGTTAAACTACCGACGCCAGTATTCGTCCAATTTTGAGTTCCAGTCCAAGTGTTATTTAATCCTAAAATAGAACCAACTGCACTTATTGCAGATTGAACCCAAGATGTAGTAGGGATTTTTGTTGAATTATCAGATGGTGCCGGTTGCGTTGCAGATGAAGTCAAACTACCAGTTCCTGTATTTATAAAATCATTGGTTCCAGTCCAAGTGTTATTTAGACCCAACAATGATGTAGGTATTGCCCCAGCAATTGCGGTTTGAACCCAAGCAGTCGTCGGGATTTTTGTTGTATTGTCATTAAATGCAGGTATAGTTCCAGCAGATGTAGGCAGTGCAGTATTGTTAAATGTTGCTGTTCCAGAAAATACAGCACTGCCACCTACATTCATATCTGCAAGGTTTTCAGTGCCCTGTGCGTTTGGAAATCTTAAATATCGTTTATCGCCTTCTCCGGTTGTTATAGGTGTAATATCATTGGAAAAAACTCTTGGGTCAAATATTGCAAGGTTTTCAGTTGGTGGAGTATATGATGCCATTATATAATTAAGCACATATTATTTTTTTGGTCTAAATTATATTGTTAGATTAAGGATTTTGTAAAGCGATTTTATATTGAGTTCCGTTAAGAGTAATAATCAAATGTTCGCCACTATTACCGCTACTTGAATTACTTTGTAATCCTGCACCAGTAAAGTTTAATGCACCTGTTTGAAAAGTAATGGTATTACTACCTGTGTTCGTCAGTAAAGCAATCGTATTGTCGCCTGTAATTTGAACTCCATTAGAGGATTGTAATTGTGCTGTCCCACCAGTATCAGTAGAAATAAGGTTAAGAGATTTATTAGAAGTAATATCTAAACCATTGCCATCAATTGTATTGTTAAACGATATTGCTGACGCAACTGACCTATTATTTTCTATACTAATGGATTTAGTATTAGCATTATCGGTATGATTTAAAAAAAGGGTTTGAGTTGAAGTAGTATTCACTGCACCTGTTGTGGAAGATACGCCACCTCCGTCATTTTCAAATAAATCTATCCTACTTTGCCCTGACGAATTATTGTCTATTGTAATAGATTTATTATTGGTAGTATCGTTTATTTGTAGTTGAGTTGTAGATAATATTGTAGAAAAACCACTATTATTATTCGTCATACTTAATCGGTGTTGTCCGTAAGGAGTTGTTTGGATAATAGTTTCTAATATAGCACCAGCACCAGTGGTGAAGTTTGCACCAATTATATTATTCTTTGATGCAAGGTCGTTTTCTAAACGGATACTACTTGTATCACCAGTTGGAGTGTCGGTATAATCTAATCTTGTTTGAACGAGTGTTGATTGGTTCTTTTGTATATCATTACCACTTGATATTGCCAATCGCCGTATAGTTTGAGATTGCGTTAAGTTGGTGTTAGTGAATAAACTATCATTGGGCGTGTCAGTTTCAACAAGATTGCAATTTGCGTCTTGGAATATACTTTGTGTATTAACATTATTTATAAGCAATCCAGTTCGGTTAATAATATTAGTAATATTAGTTCCACCACCAAAAGCGATTTCTCTTGTCCCAGTTAAAGTAGCGTTCCCTTGAATATCTACAACCGCACCAGTTTTAGGTGTAAGAGCGATAGTTCCTGTTCCACTTGAAGCAGTCGTTTCTATTGTTAGATTACCACTACTTGATTTAATGTTATTTCCTGTCATATCCAATGGTCTAAAAGAGTTATTCTCATTATCCGCACCATTCATACGAAAAACCAAACTACTTGTTCCATTAACGCAAGTATAAAAATCTAATGCTCCATCGTCCCCAGCAGGAGCAGAAGAAGAAGTAGCAACGCAGTCAATTCTACCAAATGCGGTTTTTGTTCCAAGATAATTATTAGCATTAAATCTTTGAGAAGCAATAATATCATTTGCAACTACATTGCGTCCGCTTTTGTAGTATTCCATAGTTGAAACTCCGTTAGTATTACCAGCAGTAGCGTTAGAGTTTTGTAATAAAAGTTGAGGATTGGCAGAACCACCAATACCACTGTCGGTAAGGGCAATTTTTGCATTTGCACCTGTTGCACTATTACCAGCATTTAAAACACCTTGTAAATTAGACCCACCACCACCACCAGCAATAATTCCCGCCCAAGTTGCGGTGGTTGTCGAACCGGCAGAAGTTGTATAAGAAACCCCATTTTGTGTAATATTTGTTTCTTCAAAAACCGCACCACCAGTATTCCTTTTTAGTTCCAAAACAGGGTTTGTTGCAGGAAGACAAGTTGCAGAAATTGTGCTGGTTGGAACTGTTTGTGTATCATTGAGAGTCCAATTATCTGTAAATATCGTATTATCTAAAAATGTCGCAACACCACCAACATTGATTGCTGATAGGTTTTCGGTTCCTTGTGCTGTTGGAAATCTCAAATATCGTTTATCGCCTTCACCCGTAGTAATAGGCGTAATATCATTAGTAAAGACTCTCGGGTCAAATATAGCGAGGTTTTCGGTCGGAGGGGTATAAGATGCCATTATATATTATAAAGGATATATTATTATTTGGTCTAAAATATATTATCTTCTTAATTATATATAATGCCAAGAAAACCGAAAAAAACGGACGAAGAATTAACAGGTGGTAAAATAGTCAATATGTATGAGCGAATACCCGCTGATATGTTAAAGAAGGTTGAGAACCCAAACTTTCATATTCACAAGTTAAAACTCCCATTTAGAATGATTATCGTTGCACCCTCAGGTTCTGGAAAAACAAACTTCCTTGTAAATCTCATTGCCATATTTAGTCAAGGTAAAGGAACATTTGCATCAATAACAATCATTACTCGAAATAAAGATGAGGAACTGTATAATTGGATTTCATCTAAAACCGACCAGATTCAAATTAAAGAGGGTCTTCATAACACTCCTAAATTAGACGACTTTGATAAAGACCTCAATCATCTTGTGGTGTGGGACGATTTGGTGTTAAGTAAAGATTTAACAATGGTTGAGAACTATTACATAAGAGCAAGAAAGTTTGGAGTTAGTTGCATCTTTATCAGTCAGTCATTTTACAAAATCCCAAAAAATATAAGAGGCAATTGCTCGTATATGGTGATTTTAAAATTAAGTGGCAACAGAGAAGTAAAACTTATTTTAAGTGAGTTTGGTTTAGGTGTAAGCAAGGAACAATTAATAGAACTGTATGAATACGCAACGGCAGAAAAGTTTAGTCCGTTGCTTATCGATATGGAATCACCTCCACAAGAGAGGTTTAGAAAAGGATTTCAGGAAATCATTGATGTAAGACGAGAATAATTCATTGAAGACCGAAATATCTTAATTTCATTCTGCCAGTTTCTTTTGACACTTGGAAACCCAATTGTCGTAAAACTTCGGTAAATTGCTCGTCGGTTCCTGCATATGTTCCACAATATTCTTCCCAGCGATGCTTTAAAAAGTAAGAACCTACTTTTTTATTGTATGACACAGAAGGGCGAAATGCAGAAGCGATAAACTGAGGGAGGGTTAGTTGGGCGTTGGCGTTCATTTTATATTATAGACTTATATAAAAAGTTGCTTCTAAATCATAATTTCCTAAATGATTTATATTTCTAAATAATATAAATAATTTTTTGGCATTTTAAAAGAAAGAAGGGAAAGATAATCTATTGTATTTTTTTAAGAGGTTTATATGGTTATATACCAGAAACCCGCAAACCCGTAAAGTGGTGCATACTTTTCGAAACTTTTTCACTCAACTATTTCAAAAAAAAGCATATTCAGTTGTTTCAAAATCCCTTAGGGAAGTTTCTAAAACAATGCACCACTTTACGGGTTTCCGGAAATTGGCATAATAGGTCAAAACTATTTTATTTTATTTATTTTATTTTTGCATATAAATAATTCATTTAGGAAAAACCGATATAGATAATACTTTTATATAACTCTATAATATAAGAATGAACCCCGCCTCCGCCCCTGCCATTGATGAAATCGGTAATACCGACTCTACTGTCATTTACTTTTTACCTCCTGCTCCCATTGAGGTTTCACCTACCCTCGAACTTGTATGGACTTCACCAAAACACCGACCCCTTTCCCAGTTTAACTTTAAGAGGGAGTTATTTATCACTGCAACCTCCTTTCACCGACCGTTCTTCAAACAGAACAACACAGGCGTTCCGCAAGAAGATTACGCACCAAGACTTGAAGCATTTAAAGATGCATTTAAAGAATGGAATAGATGTCATTTTGGAAACCAAAAATGGAGCACATTTTATTATAGAGATGAACTCACTTTGGCATTTGACAAAGAGCATTATAATCGTTCTAATGGTAGGTCATTCGCATTTTATGCTATTCCAAACACTGATAGATACGGACCACATAGTCAATATAAATTAGCATATGAGTTTTGGATTGAAACCGAAACCGAATTGCAAGAAAGAGCAGACGAATATATCACTGATAATATTTGCAATTTTTCGGCAAAATCACTGCTTAATAATATCAAAGAAGGAATAACAAAAGAAGCAGTGTCAGTTGATTATGCAGACCTTGCTGAAACACATAGCACCGAAAAAGATTTTAACGAAACCGAATGTCCTTGCTGTTTTGAATCACTTGCAGAAGACCCTATAATGGAGGGCGGATTTCTTGGAAAATGCGGGCATTGTGTATGTGTCGGGTGCTTAAAATCGCTAATAAATACGCAACGCTCTCATATGGTCTGCCCTATGTGTAGGGACGATTGGGGATGCTATAATGTTGTTGAAAATGAAAAGGGTGAATATACACTTGATGATATGGAAGAATTAAGAGAAGAGGAAAACTTTGATTTGCTATTAGAAATCATTGACATTGTTGCACTTCGAGAGTATATAGTATGTTATTATGGTTGGGACAATATTTTAGGTGAAGAACAAGGATTGCAAACCGAATATAGCGACTATTATCACTCTATTAGCGATTATACAATTACAGTGGTTAATGAAAACATATTGGAGGTATTTTAGGCGTTTTGCAATTTTATATAAATAAATCAATTTATATAAAAAAAGGTTAGAGAATATTGTCGTAGTATATTATATAAATGGAAATCCAACTCGAACCTGCCACCCTGAAACCCGAAAAGAAGACCGCCGATAAGCGTAAGTATATGAGAGAATACAAGCAGAAGGTTTATGCAGAGAACCCTGCAAAAATCAAGGAATCAAATCGTATGTATTATGCCAAATACAAGCATAATATAAGTGAGGAAGATTGTAAAAAATATGGTGCAAACCTACCTACTGTTATTAAGTTAAATGCTTGTTTAGAGCAAATCAGTAATACGGATAAAGAGTTATTGAAAACCCTTTTGGCAAAATATATTTAGGCGTTTTTATAAAACAATTTTTTATAAAAACACTTTTTGGAAAATGATTTAGAAAGGTTTTTTATATAATACTATAATATAAAATGGACGAACCCCCGACCACCCCTGCAACTGCCACCCCCTTCGCTTGGAGTTTAGACAAAACTCTTTACACTAACAGCATTTTCAGTAAGAAGAAAATGAATGAAGTATGCAACACCAAACGCCTATATGGTTTTATTAAAAACGAATTAGGTATTTCGTATTCTGGCATTGAAAGGTATGAGTTTTTACCTGATAAAAATGAACTCGAACAATTGATACGATACAAGGAAATCTTAAACAAAAAGACAGGCAAGTTCCAAGTTGCATTTAATTTGCCAAAACACAAATGGGGCAGGGTTATACCTGCAAACTATTTGAGTTTAAGCATTATGCACCGTCCAACTCGCCACTCTATCTGTGAGGGCAAATATATTGACATTGACATTGAAAACGCCTGCCCCAATGTTATAAATGAAATATGCAAAAGCAACCAGATATTAGACAAAAAGTATTTATCTGCTTATGCGATAGACCCAAAAGCATTGAGAACTAAAATTATGGAACGACATAATGTAGTTAAAGATATTGCAAAAACCTTGCCTATCTCAATCTTAAATGGTGGCACATATAAGGGTTGGTTGAAGAAAAACAATCTTGACGATGACAATCTGCTTCCGGAGGTGCAGAAATTGGAAAATGAAATCAAACCAATAATGGATATAATTTACAGTAGCAACGCCCATATAATTAAGGACGTCTTGAAGCAAGACCCGCAAAAATGGAAAACAGTGGAAGATAAAAAACGAGGGGTTATGGGTTTGTTTTATCAAACGGTAGAACGCTATATCCAAGAACTCGCAATAAAATATCTTGTCGAAAAAAAGGCATTTAAACTGGAAGACATTGTGCCTTGCCAAGATGGGTTTATGATATTACCTGACTTGTGGTATGATGAAATCCTAACTGACATTAATGAAGTTATAAAAGCAAAGACGGGTTTGCATATAACATTTAAAAACAAGGCGTTTGATGAGGCAATGGAAATCCCAGAATATGAAGATGAAAAAACTGCTGATGAATGGGAAGATTTATTGTCTGCAAAAATGTTAAGCGAAAAGTTTTTATCAATGTTTGGCGAACGGGTAATAAAATATAAAAACAATTTGTATGTTTATTATGAAGACAGATGGTATGACGAAACCCAAAGCAAACAACAACATAGAATTACCAGAATAATCAGCGAGGACATATACAATGCTGTATATACAGATATGAACGGCGATGTCAGTTTGAGTGAAGAGGAATTGTCAAAGTTAAACAAAATCCTTCGCACCAGCACCAGTGATGAGCGTAAAATATGCAACATTGTTAAACACATTATCAGCAAAGCAAAAGAACGAGAAACTGATTTTAATAGCGACCCGTTTTTGATTGGGTTTAACAATGGTGTTTATGATTTATTGGCAGATGAGTTTCGGGCGTATAATTATGATGATTATATCACACTATCAACAAGATACGATTACGAAAGACCCGACTACGATGACCCTAATATTGCAGAGGCAAAAGAATTAATTTGCCAAGTGATAGAAAGCATTCACCCTGACGCAGAAAAGCGTCTTTTATATTTGCAGATATTGGCAAGTGGTTTGGACGGAAGAGCATACCAAAAATTGTTTTTACTAAACGGTCAAGGTGGTAATGGTAAGGGTTTAACAGGTTCGCTTATGGATATTGTGCTCGGCGATTATTACCACCAACCGTCAAATGGCATTTTAAAAGATGTCGAAAAAGCAAACTCGCCTTCGCCTGATATGATAAACTTAAAAAATAAACGATATATTAACTTTAAAGAGGTGCAGGGTGCCATACGAGTTGCAATGTTGAGAAACTTAACAGGCGGTGGAAAGTTTAGCGGGAGATTATTACAA